GTAAATTATCGGTAGCCGCGCTGTAATCACCTGAAACTAATAAGTCCCCAGGTGACCATCTTCCACATACGACTTTCTGGACCATGCCTGAGTCTATAGGCTCCCCAGTCAGTATAAAACATGAGAAACGCTGTAGACGACGCCACAATAATTTCTGTAGTGGCCCAAAGCAACTGTAAGATTCGAAGGATCCACAGGATATTGTTCTGACTTTAAGAGGCTCTAGTATAAACTTAACTCTAACGGGAAAGATCTTACAAAGATCAACATGTTGACTAAACTGATTAAGACGCTCAATAGCGTCATCAAAAACCAGGTCACATGGGGCACGAAGCTCTCCGGAGACGAGTCCGTTGATAGTTTGAAATCCTACCAACATAGTATTATACTTATAATTGAGCATATCTCCCATCAAACGATCGGGATCAGAACAAACTGTGCGTTTCCAGTAACCATTCATTCCCTCTTCTGAGCGGACAGATTCCACGCAGGAATGCGATGAAATAGAATGGTTTGAACGATAAGAGAGGTCCTGGTTAGAGATCTCACCGAACACCTCAAGAGCCGTACGAGCTACTTCGTCGAGTAGTTCCGGTGGAGACAGAGCATTCTGACTGAGAATATCCGCATGTTTTTTAGCGGCGCTCAGCACAGTCTTATCCCCAACGGGCAACATACCCTTCTTAATACCCTGTAAAACAGTATTAAGAGTTATCAGATCACCAGAACGGAGTCTGGATCTTAAGAATCGATCTTGATCCTTAAAATATAGACGTCCGGGTTTTCCGATATCGAACGAAGGTGGCTCCGGATATTCCGGATGCACCAGACTGGCATAGTGAACAAAAAGCCAGTCTTTGTGATACTTCATCACAGGAACCCATCTGTCCTGTACCGTCCACATGAACCAGTAAAGAATAGATAAGCTCCTGGAGAGAGAGGTCAAGGGACCCTCTTTATAACCAAGAGCAGTAAGAGCAGAGAAAAGCACGCCTTCTATATCACAGGCTATATTATATGCTTGTAGTACGGACGATCGAAGAACCATTTGTATCTCTTCTTCAAAATAGAGATCCTGCAACTCGAGTAACTCGCTCCTCATCCAACTATAGAAACCATCCACGATTGGAACCTGAGAGCCTATTTCTAGGCTCAGGTCATCAAACATGTATTGTTCAAGTTGACAAGGATAGAGGAGATACCCAAGAGGTATGTTGCGCCGCTCATAGGTCCTGATCGACGCGAAGCTATTCATCACAGCTCCAATAATTT